GAACAATGGCCACAAATTTATGGAATAGAAAATTAGAAACTTGGAGGGGCGAATGGATTTTTTAAAAGATGTTACAAAGGGAATTGATAATACGAACTTATTATCGGATGGTGGAAACAGTAGTGAGTTTTCTGAAACAATTGATACTGGTTCCTATATTCTTAATGCTGCTCTTAGTGGATCCTTATATGGAGGCGTACCAAACAATAAAATTACTGCGTTCGCAGGAGAATCCGCAACAGGAAAAACTTTTTTTGTTCTGGGGGTTCTTAAACAATTCCTTAACGATAATCCTACAGGTGGCGTTATTTATTTTGATACTGAAGCTGCTGTAACTAAGTCGATGATGGAAACACGTGGTATTGACACAAAACGTGTAGTTATTTCTGAGCCTTCATCAATTGAAGAATTTCGTACGAATGCTACTCGCATATTGACAAACTATATCGATAGCGATGAAAAGCAACCAATGATGATGGTTCTAGATTCTCTTGGTATGCTATCTTCAGCTAAAGAATTAGAGGATGTGGAGTCAGGTAAGCAAGCACGTGACATGACAAAGTCTCAATTATTGCGTGGTACATTTCGTGTATTGTCTCTAAAGCTTGCTAAAGCTAATGTGCCATTACTAGTAACAAATCATGTATATGATGTAATTGGTGCTTATATTCCCACGAAAGAAATCAGCGGAGGCTCAGGATTAAAATATGCTGCATCTTCTATTGCTATGTTGGGAAAGAAAAAAGATAGAGACGGTAAAGACGTTGTAGGTAATATTATCAAAGTTACTATGCATAAGTCTCGGTTCACAAAAGAACAAAGTAAAATCGAAGTTAAGCTTTCTTTCGATAAAGGTTTAGACAGATATTATGGGCTGTTGGATCTAGCGGAGAAATATGAAATCATCAAAAAAGTGTCTACAAGGTATGAACTTCCTGATGGGCGTAAAGTATTTGGGAAGGCTATTAATGAAAACCCCAAGGAATATTTTACTGATGATATTATGCATCAACTAGAAATCGCCGCCAGCACAGAGTTTCTGTATGGCCAACCAGAGATTGTAGTGGAGGAAGAAGAACTTGACACAGTATAAAATGATACCGGATCACCCCAACACATATCATGAATCTCATATGGCTGTTGTGGTCGAAGATGGACCGCTCAAAGGGTTAGTATTTCAATATGATACAGTAAGTTTTGCTGAACAAGAAAATGAAGATGGATCACTAACACTATCATTCAATACTATAGAGCTAGAAAACAAAGAAAAAATTGATTTGTCTTTAGATACATCTAAGGATATAATGGGTGATATACTAATAGATATTTTAAAGAAAACTTTGGATGAGCAACCGGATGACAACAGAGAACCTGATACTTGAAAATTTAATATATGATGAAACATATGCTAGGAAAACATTACCTTATATAAAACCTGAATATTTTTCTGATGCAAATGAGAGGATTGTATTTGAGCAGGTTAGATCATATGTGAATAAGTACAATGGGCTTCCTACAAAGGAAGCTCTTATCATTGAGATTGACTCTCAGGATAACATAAGCGACAAACAGTATTCTGATGTAAAGCATCGGATATCTTTATTAGTGCAAGAAGAAAAGCCAAACACTCAATGGCTTTCTGACACTACAGAAAAGTGGTGTCAAGAAAAGGCTTTGTATAATGCTATCATGGACTCTATCGGAATTATTGATGGCAAGTCTGATAAAGATAAAGGTGCAATTCCGGAAATATTATCAGATGCATTATCTGTAAGTTTTGATCCGAATGTTGGTCATGACTTCTTAGAAAATGCTGAAGAAAGATATGAATTTTACCATAAGAAAGAAGAAAGAATACCATTTGACTTGGATTATCTTAACACAATTACTAAGGGTGGATTGCCCAAGAAAACGCTCAATATTGTTCTTGCTGGCACTGGCGTGGGTAAGTCTCTCTTTATGTGTCACTGCGCAGCTAATAACTTAATGAGTGGCAAAAACGTTCTCTATATCACTATGGAGATGGCAGAGGAAATGATATCTCAGAGGATTGATACTAACTTATTGAACGTGGATGTTGATAGTTTATTAGAACTTCCACGCCCTATGTACGAAAAAAAGATTGCTCGAGTAAAGAATAAAACTTCTGGCAAATTAATCGTCAAAGAATATCCTACAGCTTCTGCTCATGTGGGTCATTTCAGACACTTACTGAATGAACTAAAACTCAAAAAAGGTTTTATGCCTGATGTGATCTATATTGATTATCTTAATATCTGTTCATCATCACGTGTTAAAGCTGGAGGTTCAGTAAACTCATATACTCTTGTGAAAGCTATCGCAGAAGAAATGCGTGGATTGGCTGTAGAGTTTAATCTGCCTATTATATCAGCAACACAAACAACACGTAGTGGGTTCTCAAATAGTGATGTTGATCTAACTGACACATCTGAATCGTTTGGATTGCCTGCTACAGCTGATTTTATGATTGCTCTGATATCAACTGAAGAACTACAAGATCTAAATCAAATTATGATTAAACAATTGAAAAACAGATATGGAGATCCAAGTACAAATAAAAGGTTTGTTATTGGTGTTGATAGATCTAAAATGAAATTGTATGATGTAGAGGATAGCGCCCAACAAGGTATTGTAGATAGTGGTCCAGTATTCGATAAGAGCGAATACGACTCAAGATCTAGTGAAAATGACATGATGAAGTGGTCGACGAAAAAGTTTGGAAAGAGAGATTTTTCTGCAATTAATGTTTGACTTGTATTAAAAAATATATTATGTTAATTATAACATGGACACGTAGCTCAGCTGGATAGAGCAAGTGCCTTCTAAGCACTAGGTCGAGGGTTCGAATCCTTCCGTGTTCGCCAAACAAAATAATAAAAAAGTGCTTGACACCCATTATTATATGATATAGAGTGTACTTGTATCTAAGGAGATGTAAGCAATGCAAATTGATGTTTCAGGCGCTACTAAGAAAAGACATAATATTATACAAAAGTTTGTTGCACTTTGCGGAGAGCAACTTATGAGTAAGAGATTATGTAATAGTTTATTAATAGATGTTGAGTGCATTTATAACCTTCGAAATAAAGAAGGGCATTGCGGAACTGCTATGTATGAAGATACTGACTTTTATCCTAAAGAGTTTTCAATAACTATAGATACCTCTCTTTGTGATAAAGACCTATTTACAACTATTGCTCATGAGATGGTTCACATTATGCAATATGCAACTAACAAAATGCGACAGCTTTCTAGAGTTGAAGCATATAGATACAACGGTACACGGTATGCTTTGGATACCGACTATTGGGAACGTCCTTGGGAAATCGAGGCTTATGAAAAAGAGGAAGAGCTGGCCAAGAACGCTCTTTGGAATTTATTGGAGACAGATTATGGCTAATCACGTAAATAGTTACATTAGTGTTGATAGTGAGATGAATGAAAAGGCACAAGCTTGGTGGAATAAATTTTGCGAAGCATGGTCTTCTGAACATGAAGATGCACAAGAACATGCAATTAAAATGTTATATCCTGATGCTGAATACGAGCCCATGAGAGGATTTTATGTCGATCACATAGGAGCAAAGTGGATAACATATGAAGATTACGATTCGGATTTTATTAGCTTCACAACTGCTTGGAGTAGTCCGGAAACTATGTTCGATGAAATTGCATCAAAGCTTTATAGTTTTGATGGCGACATTAAAATCTCTATGGTGTATGAAGATGAGATGCCAAATTTTGTGGGATACAGAGCGTTCTATCGAGAAGAGTTTGATGAAGAGGAATTTCATGATGAAGACTATGGTGCAATAGTTGAAGGATTTAAAGATTATGAAACTATTGTAAATGATCAACCATCTGACTTAATTGATAAAGAAGATGTGGCATGGGATTTATATAACGAACAGATGGAACAATTTTGGGAAGATTGGTCAGAGAAATCTGGATCTTGGATCCAAGATTTTTACGAAAGTATGGATGCATTATAAATACAGTATACTCAACTTTGGAGAATATTGATGCTTTCTTTTAATGATCATAAATTCGGCAACCTAACAGAAAAATTAATAACCTTTGCCAATAAAGCATATCCTAAATTTGGAAACGTCATAATTATGGCGGGTGGTGCTGGATCTGGCAAAGGCTTTGTTAAAGACAAATTAGTAGGTGCTGAAGGGTTCACATTTGATGTAGATGAGCTTAAAAAGCTTTCTGCTAGGACTCCAGCAATCATTAAAAAAGTGAAAGATGAGCTTGATATAGATCTTCCTCTACTTGGAAGAGATATGAGAAATCCGGAAAATGTGTCTAAGATGCATGAAATTATTGGAGACTATTTAAATTTAGACAATAAGAGAATGCAAGCTTTTTATAGCTCTGTTATTACTGCTCATCCAGATAGAAAGCCTAATATCATATTTGATGTGACATTGAAGGATTTGAGAAAGCTACAGAATATAACAAGGCAAATTAAAAATATCGGATATGATCCTAAGATGATACATATTGTTTGGGTTGTAAACGATATTGAAGTAGCAGTTGCTCAAAATGCAGCAAGAGCAAGAAAAGTTCCTGTTGAAATTTTAGTAAACACTCATAGAGGAGCAGCCCAAACGATGGGCGATATCATTAATATGGGGAATGATCTTGGCAAATATATGGATGGAGATATTGTTTTCGCATTCAACAAAGTTGGAGTCGATCAAGAATTAGATGTATCCAGAAGTGGAGGAAGTTACATCAAAGATTCAAATTATTTCTATGTGAAAAAGTCTGGAAAACCTGTTCAATCGATGGCAAATATGTCTAGAGAACTTAAAGCTAAAATACAATCATATGTACCAAAAGGAGTAGATTGGCAATAATGGAAAACAAAAAAATAATGGAGCAATTTCCAGCTCCACTACCCTCAGAAAATCAATGGGAGCCAATAATAGAGCTTGACGAAGAAGATGTCATGTTCTATAATAACTTTTATGAGACCCTCAATGGTTGGGGTAACATGTATGATAATGAGTAATTTGTTAGAACAATTAGTGCTGGAAGACATAAAAAAGTCTTGTCCTAAAATGCTGCACCAATATTCTATGCAGCATATTGCAAACAAATACTGGAGTGAAAAATTAGATTATGACAATGCATATGATTCGTGGAATGACATCTTTGAACACAAAGCGCCGCAAAATTAAAAAGAAGGCGGGGTGGAAACAAGCTCAAGAGGAGCATGAAAAATTTCTAAATAATATGGGGATAGGTAAGAAAGGTAAGAGTAATGTCAAAACAACCAAAGTCTCACAGGAGAGTGGGTCGCCATATCAAAGGATACAGCGACAAGTCAGCAGCTACGGGGAACTTGTGGGGAATGGAACAGCTTCTCAACGACCAACTTATACAGGAACAGAAATTGTCGGAATTGCCACCATGCACAAATCAAATGCAGTCCCCATCAGGCGGGGAACTTCCGAAGCAATAGAAATTGCTAATATGGCAAAGTAGGGGAGCTTTTAGCTCCCTTTTTTTATATTATAAATAATGTATGGTAGAATATAAAGAAGCATGCAAATTATTTTATATGGTGAAGGGGCATCTCAACACCGATGATAAAACTATCTATGCATGCTATGATGGTTATTTTAAGCGTATGTGGGGAAATCACGAACTAGTTTACCACGAAGATGGTTTCGAAGAAGAATGGGAAAGAAAAAATGCTCGGATTTAATGAACACTATTTAACAGAATCAAAAGCTTCAGATAAATATGAAAAAGAAATCGCAGATTTTATAAACAAAATGGGTGGACAATTTACCGCTGAGAGACCTAAAGTGAGCACGAAATACTCAGATGTATTGGTTTCTTCTGAGGGAGGCGAGCAGTCATGGCTTGAAGTTAAAATGAACCATACTGACAATTTGGCAAATCCTAGAATATTCTATGATGGAAGAAAATGGGATACAACTTATACTATGCAGTCTGCACATAAAGCTGTAGAATTAATGAACAAGTCTGCGTCAGCTAAACAATTCATTAAAAGTATTGCAGAGTTTAGTGGTATCAAAACTCCAAAAATTCCTACAACTAAAGGTGGGATGAAAGATAAAAATGCTGTTCCTTTGAACGTTATGAAAGAGTTTTTTGCTCAACCAGGAATCAATAGATATTTACACTCAGAAGCAGATGTTGATCTCGGTGCAGTCATTACAGACCACTACCTTAACAATAAAGCAGAACCTGCATTTTATATGCAAGCTGGTGATGATTTTTATTTGGTAGGAAGAACCAATCCATTAAAATTGAAGGGTGCGGGTTCAATCCCACTACTGTCAGGCAGAGGCGCATTCAAAGTTCGGGTTGCAACAAGATCATCATATTATGAGGTTCAAGCTGAACTTAAAATTATAAAAATGCCTGATAGCAAATATTCTTTGAAGCCAAAATCAACTAAGAAAAATCCCTTCAAATGAAAAAATTTAGTACATTTATAACCGAACAAAAAAATACTCACATGGAACATTTAGAAGATGCTATTCTAAATGGTGGTGTAGATGGAGCAAGACAAGCAATCAATATGCTTCGAAGCATGAGAGATATGTTAGCTGGAAATAGTAAAAATGGTGTAAACTCTACTGTTAAGTGGGATGGCGCACCTGCTGTGTTTGCTGGTATTGACCCTGCAGATGGAAAATTTTTTGTAGCAAAAAAAGGAATCTTTAATAAAAATCCTAAAATCTATAAAACGGCTGCTGATGTGGCTGCTGATACTAAAGGAGATTTAGCTACTAAGTTATCTCTCGCACTGAAACATTTACCTGCTTTGGGTATTAAAGGTGTAGTGCAGGGTGACTTTTTATATTCTAGGAGTGATTTAAAAACTGAAGTTATAGATGGAGAGAAATATGTCACCTTTCAGCCAAATACCATTGTTTATGCTGTACCGATATCATCCGCACTTGCAAAGACAATCAGAGCTGCGGAAATCGGAATCGTTTGGCACACAACATACACAGGAAAATCCTTCGAAAGTATGCGAGCAAGTTTCGGAAAAAATATTGCATCAAAACTCAAATCTCCAAAATCTGTATTTTCGCAAGACGCTAACTTTCGTGATGTCTCAGGTAAAGCAACTTTCACAGATAAAGAAACAGCTGCCATAACAGCAATATTATCAAAGGCAGGAAAATTATTTAACAGTATATCGAAAGATACGTTGAATGGACTTTCAGATAATGATGTGTTATTAACTCGAGTTAAAACATATATGAATGGATTGGTAAGAGCTGGAGAAAAGTTTCCTGCAGGATCGAAGATAACCTCTGGAGTAGTCGACTATATAAATGGATACTTTGATAAAGAAATTGAAAGTAAGAAATCCGAAAAGGGTAAGGAAACTTGGAGAACAAAAAAACAAGAAGTGATGTCTTATTTTGGAAAGCACTCTAAAACTGATGTATCAAAGATCTTTGATCTTATGAACCTAATTATCGAAGCCAAACTGATGATCATTAAAAAAATGGACACCGCATCATCGATGGGCACCTTTTTAAGAACTAATAGCGGTATGCAAGTTACAGCCCCAGAAGGTTATGTTGCAATTGATAAGATCGGTTCTGCGCTCAAGCTTGTTGATCGTCTGGAATTCTCTAAAGCCAACTTTAATCCAGAGTTTATAAAAGGATGGCAAAAGTAAAAGTATTATAAATACTTCCATAAAGACAACAGTCTTATTATACTCGATTTAAAATAAAAGTCAAGCATTAATTTGCGAAGCGTTAAGTCTAAGGAAAACACGCATGAAAAAAATAGTATTTACTTTTGGTCGCATGAACCCTGTTACTATTGGTCATGAAAAACTTGTGAACAAAGTGAAAGAAGTTGCGAAGAAAGAAAAGGCAGAAGCACGTGTCTATCTTTCTCATACTCAAAACAACACAAAAGATCCACTGAGTTATAAAGACAAGTATCGGTTTGCCAGAAAGGCATTCGGTTCTGTCATAATAAACTCTAAAGCGAAACAGATTTTCCAAATCGCTGCTGAACTTGAATCGGCAGGATACAAGAAGATCGTTATGGTCGTTGGTTCTGATCGTGTACAAGAGTTCAAAACAATCCTAGACAAATACAACGGTAGAGAATATAACTTTGAAGAGATCAAAGTTGTATCTGCAGGTGAGCGTGATCCTGATGCAAAGGGTGTCGAAGGAATGTCTGGTACAAAACTAAGGGGGCTGGCTTCCAAAGGGCAGTTTGATGACTATACTGATGAAGAAGGCAAGAAGCAATTCGGTTTTGGTAGTGCTGCTGCATCTAAATTGTCAGACGCAGATAAGAAAAGGATGATGCAGATGGTTCAAAAGAATCTTAAAGAAGAACTAGAAGAAGCTTTAAGCGTCCAGCAACGTATTGCACGTGGTCGTACGATGAAGAGGAATGCTAAAAAGATTGCCCGCATGCGGAAAATTAAGTCAAAGCGCAGAGCTGATAAGGGAACTTTAGAAAAGCGTGCACGTAAAAAAGCCATAAATATTATTCGTGGTAAAGTGGCTGGGGATCGTGGAAAGAATTATGCTGGATTGTCATCATCTGAAAAATCTACTATCGATAAGTTAGTTGCTAAGAAGAAACCAATGATCGATCGTATGGCGAAAAAATTGATCAACAAGGTGAGAAAGGCAGAAGGCGAAAGGTTGGCTAAATCTAGAGTTTCTGCTAATGAAGAATATATTTCTGAAGCTAGAGAAGATAGTGATATTGGAGATAAAAAAGGATCCCAACCAGCAAAGTATCATTCTGGTTTAGCTAAATCTACTAAAGATAAAAGAGATAACCAATTCAAGAAGGCAGCAAAGAAACATCATAGTGACCCTTCAGCATATCCAGATAAACATGCAGGAGATGATAAAGTGCAAACAAAAACATCAAAACATACTAAAAAATATCGTGACATGTTTGGAGAGAATAAATCTCAAGAAAGAGCTAGAGAACTTATCAAAAGAGAAAAAGATTCTGATAAAGAAAAGCATGATCGTATGTTGGATAGAGCTCGCACAAAAGATACTAACGCTAAAAATAGATCAGAAGATAAAACTGATGAGGCATGTTGGGATACTCATAAGCAAGTGGGGATGAAGAAAAAGGGAGACAAGATGGTTCCCGATTGCGTTCCTAAAAATGAAGAGTATGAGATAAATGAGTCTCAAATTGGAGCTTTAAAGAAGAAAGCTGATAAATCTGGCATATCATATGGCATTCTTAAGAAAGTGTATGATAGAGGTATGGCTGCTTGGAGAACGGGACACCGTCCTGGATCATCACAGCAGCAATGGGCATTTGCGAGAGTAAATTCTTTTATCACTAAAGGTTCCGGAACATGGGGCAAGGCTGATAAGGATCTTGCCAGTAAAGTTAAAATCCGTGAAGAGAAAGAAGATGTAAGTGAGTTAAATAAAGACACTTTACAAAAATATCATAAGAAAACTCAGGATTATATGAAAACCGCTCTGAAAAAAGATGATCCTAAAATGCTTAAGAAGTATGGAAAAAGACTTACTGGATCAGGTAGAGCAAATGATAGATTAAAGAAAATGGGTGAAGCAAATACTCCTGTTGGCCAAAGAGATAAGATGAAAATTATTGATCGCAAGCCTCATCCCGACGGTGGCCATATTGTAACTATGCAAACAAAAACTGGTAAAACCATTAAGCGACATTTAAAGAATGGTAAAGTCAAAGACATGAACGAAGGTGGTATAAAGGAACCTGTACCAGAGGGTGCTACTTCCATGAGAAATTTAAAACTTGTCGACAAAATTAAAAAGTCTGGCGCTGTTAAAAGCGGTTCTATGGCAAAAAAAGATGAAAATGCAGGCGAATATGGAACAACAAAACTGCGGAAGAAATATTCTAAGGAAACACCAATGGAAAAGGCTGATCCAAAGGCAATGATGATGGATAAAGCTTGCGCAGCGTTACACCGAAGAATGCAATCAAAGGGTGATAAAGAATCTCTATCGAGTGCTGCATATTCAGTCGCTCGAGGTTTTACTGATTTGTCTGCAAGAGAATTGCAGAAGGCATATAAGGAAAAGTATTCATGAAACGGTTTACCGAATATACAGAAGAAAGAGTTGATGCTGTCTGCGAAGGGCAAGAACCAGAGGTTCTAGAAGAAGCAGAATATCAAGGAAAAAGTGTAACATTAAATAAACCAGTACGTGGTGGTTCAAAGAAATTTTACGTTTACGTGAAGAACGAAAAGGGTAACGTGATCAAGCTTGGCTTCGGGGATCCAAATATGGAAATTAAGAAAGACAATCCAGCGAGAAGGAAGTCTTTCAGGGCAAGACATAATTGCGATAATCCTGGACCAAAATATAAAGCAAGATATTGGTCTTGTAAAAATTGGTAAGGAGAGAAACATGCCAAGTTTAGCACAAACTATTAGAGATATGCAAGAAGCTGCTATGACATCTCGTCAAAAGAAAGCAATTGCTGATATTGAGAAAGATAAAAAACTTTCTGATAAAGAGAAATTTAAGAAAATCGATGCAGTTATGAAGGAAGAGTCTGATGTTCACGAAGAAACAAATTCAGAAATTGATGAAGCTTCACGTTCTGAGGAAGTTGCTGAAGCAAAAATGAAATGTCCTGAATGTGATGGAAAAGGATGCGACCATTGCGATAACAAGGGATCTCATGATATGGAAGAAGCACAAATGTATGTTGTTAGATATAGTGGAAAAGATAAAACTAGTGATTCTTCTCCGATGTCAAAAGCTGCAGCAGATGCTCGGGCAAAAAGAGGAAACTCAGTTGACAAAGTTGGCGGTAAATATACCGTTGTTTCTGTTAATAGTAAAGGAAATGATATGAAAGAATTTCATGCTCCAGGAATGGCGCCAAAGCCTAAGAAGAAAGCTTCACCATCCTCAACTAAAAAATCTTTGGGGGATATCAGCAAAAGAGCTAATGAAGAAGTCTCAGAAGCTGCTGTGGTAGACACTCAAATGTCTCATAGTGCGAGTTTGCTTGATACTGTCAATGCTATCCTAATGGGTAAGAGAGATGAAATCGAAGAAAGTAAAAGTGCAGCGATGGCTAAAAAGTTGGCTAAAGCATCAGCTTCTTCAGAAAAAGGTAAAAAAGCTGTTACTCTGAAAAAGGCTCCATGGGAGAAAAAGGACGAAGATGCCTCAAATGATAAGTCTGATGATGGCGAAGGTATGGATAAGGTAGATAAAAAAGCTGTGAAGAAAAAGTTTGATGATCGTAAAGATAAAGATATCGACAACGATGGTGACACAGATTCATCGGATAAGTATCTCCATAAAAAACGTCAGGCTGTTTCGAAAGCTATTGATAAGGATGAGCCCAAGAAAAAAGCTCCGCAAAAGAAAACGGGCACCCAAGAACCTGTAGATGTCGATCCAACGTTAGATGAAGAAGCACTACAAGATAAAATCAATGCAATCTTAGAAAAATTGAAAGAAAAGAAATCAGTTTTCGAAAAGAAATATGGTAGTCGCTGCGAGAAAGTTATGTATGCCACTGCTAAAAAAATGGCAATGAAATAAATTAACTAAATAGAACGTAAACTTTAAGGAGAATCCCCATGGCACAATGGACTATGACGGATGGCGCAGCTGGAAGCCCATTATGGGCAAACAATCAGTTGAACGTCACTAAAAATAAAACAGAACTGTATCTGAATGTTACAGCCGAAAATGTAATTGCAAATGTTGCAGTTGGCGTATTTGGTGTAGATACATCAGAAATGGCTAACACTTCATCAGAGAGCGATAAAGTCACTCATGCTGGCTGGGTATTGCGCACAGAAGGTACAGGCGGTCGTTCTGGTCGTGTACAATATGAAACATTAGTTGCTGCTGGTTCAATGACTGGCGATGGTGCAGACGATACACAGCTTCCAGATTAAGATAAAAAGGGCTAGAGAATGGCTATTGATAGAACTAAAAAGATCTCTGAGTTTGCACGCATCTCACGTGCGAGCACAGACGATCTAATATTATTGGTTAATGATCCGAATGGAACACCCTCCACTCGCACCATTACCATTAAAAACTTATATAATGATGTTGGCGCTGAAGCCATTTTCTATGCCAATACAACATTTAAGGCAAACGTTGCATTTCAATCAAATACATTATTTACAGGTAATGATAATAGATTTCAATCTAATGTTCATTTCACTAGTAATGTTACGATAGCTAATACTGTCACAATAACTGGATATGGTAGAACTTATAGTGGAGGAAATCCACCGATCGGTAATACTGAATTCCAAGCATTCGTCGCAAACACAAATGCATTTATTACGACACTACAAGCTAACGGAACATTTTTACTTCCTAATGGCGCTTTTGCTGTTGCTAACACAACATATAATACAGATTTAGCCAATACAAATACTCGGCTATTGGGTTTAGAAGCATATGGCCAGCTGGCTTCTAATGCCCATTTAATTGCAACATATGTTTCTAATACCGCATTACAGTCTTTTATTGCGAATACTAATACAAGAAATGCTGCAGATGAAACGAAAGTCACTACTCTTGAAACCAAAATGGCCAATCAAGAAAGTTTGACTGCAAATGGATTCAATGTCGCCTTTGCAAATGCTGTCTCTACAGCAACTGCATTAGCTAATGTAGATTTAACCAATACTATAGTAGATGTCTTAGACGAGAGATATCTTGCAGATGAGTTTGACGCAATATTCACAATTAGACCAGATTTAAATCCTGTGGTGGATGGAATAAGTGTGAGCATACAGCAGCAAGAAGCCTTCGGGACACCTTCTCCGGCAATTATTTGGACATCCCTAGTAAATTCAAATAATAAGATCAATTTAATTGGTCCTGGAGTTACGAATGCTGAAAACCAAACTTTATATTTTTATAAAGGGTTCACGTATGGATTTAATATGAAGACTTCAAATACCATTAGCATTCAAATTAAAAACATGAATGGGTCTTTATTTACTAATGGTGTGTATAGTAATACGGTTCATAGAAACAATCCCATTCAAACATATTATGCTAATAGTATGAACCAAACCCAATTTACTGTGCCAATGACACAAGAAGCAAATTTACACTATGCTGACTCTTCAAACGCAGCTAATTATGGGACTATTGTGATTAGATAATATGATTGATAATTTAACTGAGGATAACTTCCAACTATTTGCTATGAAATTTTATGAAAATCCGCACTGCACGGACTTATTAGAATTTCATGATGACTTAAAAAGAATTAGATATATTAAGAGATTGTTTAAGAAATATAGACAATCTGGAGATTTAAAAGAAAGATTAATTATCAATCACCTTGTGGTGTTATATAATATGTTTGAGCATAGAGCTATGACGAGAATGTTATTATTTAAGTTGGAAGGATATGAGGATTGCCTGAAACCATTTCTAGTTCTCCTAAATTATTGGACGACTGATTTCGGAAATATAAAAGGAAAACCTATTGTTGATAGCGAAATATCACTAGATACTCATATCGTCAATATGTTGAGGGAAATATAAATGACTGCACTATCTCTTCCATCTAATCCAGTAAATGGTCAAAAGCATATCCATGCGGATAAGGTTTATATTTACAATTCTTCAAAGGGTTATTGGAAAGTTGCAGGATCAGAAGCAGTTTCTGATGCAGCCGCTTCTGTGTTCACATCGCAAGATACAGTACATTCTGCAAATATTGCCACCCTATATACCCTCGTTGAAGATAGTCAAGGTGTGACTTCATATGCAAATACATCATTACTTCCATTAAGTGGTGTAGCAGCTGGGTCAATGGCATTTGTGTCTGGATCTAATAGACTTTATATTAGTAACGGCACTGGATGGTATTCGGTTAGTCTAGTAAACACTAACCCTAATATTACATCAGTACAGGACTCTGATGGAGAATCTACTCCATTTACCTTAGCGATTGATGGAGCCAATACAGTAATTACTGTTACTGCTGCCGATCCTGAAGATATACCATTAAACTATAACTATGCTGTTACTACAGGTTCACTAACCAATGGTGGTGGCACAACCGCCACCGTGGTACAAGGTACTGGTGCTAACACCAATCAATTTACTATTACTCCAACAACTACTGAAGCTTATGCTGGTGCATTTAGTCTAACATTTACAGCTAGCGACGGCATTAACCAAGCTTCTTCAGTAAATAGCTTTACGTTAGAGTTTATTAATTTAATTACTAA